TGTTAAGTTTGAAGTCAAGGCGGGTAAGACTATCTTGACCAATGGTGACCCAAGGCAAACCTTAATGCCTATAAACTTTGGTCAAATAGCACAGTCCACCTTTACTGAGGCCAGTGAGATGGAACGTATGGTTCAGATGGGTACTGGTGCTATGGACAGTGCCACAAGTAACTTTACGAACCCACGTAACTCCACGGCAAGTGGGATGTCGATGCTTCAGGCAGCGTCCATTAAGCGCCAGAAGCGTACCATTATGAACTTCCAAGAGAACTTCTTAATCCCCATGATTAATAAGGCCGCTTGGAGATACATACAGTTTGATCCCTCCAGGTATCCCACAGGGGACTATAAATTCATTGCCTACTCCAGTATGGGTATTATGGCTAAGGAACTAGAGATGACTCAGATGATCCAGTTGTTGTCCATGACACAACAAGGGACACCTGCATTTGGTATTCTCCTTCTGTCCATCTTTGAGAACAGTTCCTTAAGTAACAGGGACGAACTTAAACAAGCCGTTATGCAATCTCTACAACCTGATCCAAAACAAGCACAGGTTCAGGAGATGGCACAGCAGTTGGAACTCATGAAGCTCCAAATGGAAATTGAAGAGATGAAGGCAGGTATTGCTAAGGAGATGGCTCAAGCAGCGAAGATACAGTCTGAGACCCAAGGTAATCACCCAGAGATTAAGATGGCTGAAGTCCAAATGGACCTTGCCGAAAAGATGGCGAGGATTGAGAAACTTAAGATGGATACACAGAACGTACAGTCCGAAACGTACCGTAATGTCCCTGAGGTTGATCATCTAAGGTCAGAGACAATCCTTAATCTAGCTAAGGCACGTATGGAACGGTCTAGATGACGGACCAAGAGTTTTTAGAGAAGCGTCTTGATTTGTTTAATAGTGACGCATGGAGTCTCTTCATGGAAGAGTTAACCACCATGGCAACGTCACTTGAAAACATTCAAACCATAGACGACGAGAAGACCCTCTTCCTTAGGAGAGGACAGGTGGAAATCCTTAATATGATAGTTAATCTAGAGGAAACCACTAAATTAGCGTTGGATCAATTAGAACTTAATGTCTAACTCCAGCAAATGTTAACTCCATAATCTTTAATAGGACGGAGGATTAGTAATATGGATAGTGTAGTTGTTGAAGAATCAGAAGTAGCCACAGAAAAAAATCAAGAAGTAGAACAGTTTGATGACATTACTGAGCAAGAGGCTCCTGTAGACACAGAACGGGAACAACCTCAAGAGTCAGAACTACCTGATAAGTTCAAAGGTAAGTCCATGGAGGAAATTGTTTCTTCCTATACTCACTTAGAACAAGAATTAGGTAGGAAGGGTCAAGAAATTGGAGAACTCAGACAGCTAACTGACGGTATCTTACAACAGCAACTTACCACTCCAACAAACGGTGCGTCTACACAAGAAGTAGAAGAGGTTGATTTCTTTGATGACCCTGACCAAGCGGTCAATAGGGCTATTGAGAACCATCCTAAGTTCCGTCAGTTTGAAGAGCAGCAAAGAGCGCATAGCGCCCAAGCTACAACTCAACAACTGGAAGCAGAGCATCCTGATTACCTACAGGTCGTAAGTGACCCTAAGTTTCAGGAGTGGGTTCAAGAAAGCCCGATACGCACTCAGTTATATGTTTCGGCCCATAACTATGATATTAATTCAGCGAGAGAACTTATTGGTAATTGGAAAGAACGCTCACTGATTAGTAACACTAGCGAGGCGGAATATGCAAAAGCTGAGAAACGAGAACAAGCCCTTAAGGCGGGGAAAGGTGTGTCGAGAACTTCTTCAGAGTCCACAGCCGGTAAGAAAATCTACCGTAGGGCTGATCTAATCAGACTCCGAACCAACGATCCTTCTCGTTATGAAAGCCTACAGGATGAAATCCTAGCGGCCTATGCAGACGGAAGGGTTAAATAGAGGCCTATAAAGAAAAAAGGAGCTAATCATGGCTTTAGGCACAAATCAACAGACCGTAACCACGGCAGCTAATTTTATCCCCGAATTGTGGTCGGATGAAGTTATTGCCTCCTACAAGCAGAACTTGGTGCTTGGTAATGTAGTCACCAAGATTAACCACAAAGGCAAAAAGGGCGATACGATTCATATCCCGGCCCCTGTCCGTGGTTCTGCTAATGCTAAATCCGCCAACACTCAAGTTACGCTGCAGGGTGATACCCACTCCGTAGTGAACCTGAGCATTAACAAACACTATGAATATTCCGTAGTGATTGAAGATATTGCTGAAGTTCAGGCTTTGTCCTCGCTGCGCCGGTTCTATACCGACGATGCGGGTTATGCGTTGGCTAACCAGATCGATGATGATCTGTTCACACAGTCTGAGGCCCTTCAGGGCGGCACTTCAGGTGCTGGCGTTTGGACTTCAGCGTTCATTGGTGGTGACGGTGTCACGGCTTATGATCCGACTGCAAACACCAACACTGGTAATGCTTCAGACATTACTGATGCAGGTATCCGTAAACTGATCCTGCTTCTTGATAATGCTGACGTACCGATGGACAATCGTTGCATGGTTATTCCTCCCATTGCTGCGAATGACATGTTGGGCATTAACCGCTTCACCGAACAACAGTACATTGGTGACGGTAATGCGATCAAGTCCGGTAAGATTGGTAGTATCTATGGCATGGACGTATTCGTTTCGTCCAACTGCGCCAACGAAACTGCCGCCGACACCTCTACCGTTCATCGTGTTGGTCTTATGATCCATAAGGATGCGATGGCGTTGGTTGAGCAACTTGGTGTTCGCTCTCAGACGCAGTACAAACAGGAGTACTTGGGTGACCTCTTCACTTCTGACTGCATCTATGGTGTAGGTGAACTACGGAATAACGCTGGCGTTGCCTTCGTTGTACCTAGCACCTAGGATGAATAGGGACTATAGGATACGGTTTGGAGTAATCCCTGGTGGGCTTATTTCAGATCGTGTCCTAGTCCTAAATCCTAACTACGGTGATCCTATAGGAAACTATGGGTCTCGCCCAGTAAAACCAGAGGCCTCTTGGTTTAAGAAACTCGAAACTAAGTGGCAATATTATAGTAGACTTGAAGACTCCATATTGACTGAGGGATTTAAGAACCCTATTTTCTGCCAAGCAATAGATGAGGGAACCTTCTCCCGATATGGAACTTCAAGGCTCTATATAGCACAAAAGAACAACTTAGAACTTCCTGTTATCATTGCTGATTACGTAGATAGTTGGGAGAACTTAGAGGAACTTAAGACAGCGGAAGACATCCTCACTAAGTTTCAAGACCCTCCTAATCTTCTTGAGTTAAATAAAGAAGACATGAGATTTGATGGTTGTAAACACTTCCATCTAGATGACGACACTATTACCCATATGGAGTTGATAGCATAATGCCGACATATAACTACACATGTAAGAAATGCGACCATATTCAGGAAGAGTTTAGACACATGGCTGATTGTAATGATCCCACTAAGTGTGACAAGTGTGGTGCTAAAGCATTAAAATCTTTATCTACCCCTGCTTTACACTTAGTATGGGGTGAGGACAAGTTTGCCAGAGAGCATGAAATTGAAGGTAATGGAGTTAGAAGCTACGTATAATGACTTCCACTAGGACACACCCTAAGTACACTGGACGGAAATCAAATGACAATTACACTTGAATCAGTCTTTAATGATACCTCCTATGATCTTGAACTTGAAAAGATTAAAGGTAAGATACAAAAGCTCTATATGGACCTTGTGGAGAAGACTTATAAATCATTGAATCCCAATGCAACTTCAGAACAACTTCAGTCCTTTCAGGAAGCCAATGCTTTAGAGTTTAAACAGAGTAATGACTTCGGTGAAGAGGCGGAAGGTCTTGAGAAAATACTTGATCTACTGGTTAACGACGAGAACTTAGATAAAGTCACTGATCAATCCTACGAAAAACCAGACGTAGAGAAGGGTGGAACAAAGGTTAAGGGTAAGGACAGCTTCTTCAAGGCCATTACAAAGGCCATTGAAATGCCCAAAGGTGGTCTATTTGATCACTTAGATAGCCGTAAGAAGACAAGCACCAAGGCACTTAAGACACCTAGAGGTTCCATAGCTCGTCTTATTAAGGATCAACCTAAGGTCGATACTCGCTCTTTACAGGACATTTGGGACGAGGAACGTGAGAAGCTTTTGGAATTAGTTCGGAAGCGTAATAAAGAACATGGTGTGAGGTTCTGGGAATGAGTCATTTTAAAGGTAAGCCAGTTAAAGTACGTAAGGCAAGGAAGTCTAAGAAGAAGTCCACTAGAGAAGGTCCCACTAAGGCTCAAAAACGTAACTTACTCAGATGGAAGTCTGAAGTTAGAGGCTTATAATGCGTAAAGGTAGAACTAAACCAGCATTTAAGCCATTCCCTAAGGAAAGGACCCCTGCTTGGTCAAGACAAAAAATATTCATGATGTTGTCCGACAGGAAACAGGAGCAAAGGTCACCTTTCTTATTTGGTGACTCCAAAGCACTTTATGGACAAGCTAAGTTTATATCTAGATAATAAAGGAAATAGGAAATGACTGATTTTACACCCGCAATAGCATGGTCAGGCAAGGACGCTCTAAGTGATGGGGACGCTAATAAGATCATCTCAGGTGATGACTTTAATACTGAGTTCTCAGGTGTCCAAACTGCAGTAAACTCTAAGTATGACTCGACGGACCTTGGTGTTACTCTCCAACAGTTCGATTCAGATACTGCCAAGTTAGATACGGCACAGGATTGGACAGCCATTCAGTCACTTATGCAACTTACGGATTACAGTGTGACTACTAATGCCATAGGTGGCACAGGTGGTGGTACCCAGGACATTGATATAGAACTTGGTAACTCAGTTACTGCCACTGTGGATACTTCAGCCAACACCTTCACCTTTAGTAATCCTACGGCTTCAGATGAGTTCTGTGGGTTTACCTTAGGGTTGACCAATGGTGCAAGTCAGACGGTGAACTGGCCGTCATCAGTTGATTGGGCCGGAGGATCAGCCCCAACCTTAACGACTTCAGGCGTCGATTGGTTAGTTTTTTGGACTGTCGATGGCGGCACAATCTGGAATGGCGCACTAGTTGGAGCGGCGTTCGCGTAATGACAAATTTACTCAAAGCCATGGCGGGTGCCGCTGGTGGAAGTGCTGCTGGCGGTTACGAGGTGGATAATTCAGTACGGTTTAATGACGACGACAACCCCTATATGTCGAAAACGTGGGGGAGCGCCCCCACTGACGCCCGACAGTTTGCAGTCATCTTGTGGTTTAAACCCTGCAATGTTGTTGATTACATGTACCACTGGACCTGCAATACGGGGACAGTCGATGGAAGGATACATGCTGGTTACGACACAAATCAAAGATTATCCATAACAATGTGGCAATCTGCTTCTTGGAAGAAGATAATCACAACTAGGCAATTTCGTGACCCGACTTCTTGGTATCATGTCATGTATGTCGTTGATATTGACAATGGCACATCAGCAGATCGTTTTCAAATCTGGGTTAATGGTGTTAGAGAAACTGACTTTGATACGGAAACACAACCGAGTACCGGCACTGATGTTTTATTCCTTAAAAGCGGCGAAACGGCTGTTCTTGGTGCCAATGCCGATGGTTCTAATTACTATCACGATGGGTACTTTTCGCAATACATAGTCCAAGACGGTGAAGCGCCCACAGATATGAGTCATGTAGGAGAATTTGACAGCGAAGGTGAATGGCGTCCCATAGACGTAACTGGCCTCACATTCGGAAATGGAGGTTTCCTCTTAGACTTCGCAGTAGCCCCTGGAACAGGTAACGGCGCTGGCACTGACGTTTCAGGTAATGCAAACCACTTCACAGACAGCGGCCTTACAGCGGCTGACAAAGTTTCAGATTCGCCTTCGGATAACTTTTGTACTTGGAGTTCCGTGCATTCATCTTCGGGAGCAACTTTGGCTAATGGCAATTTGGAAGGGTCGCTCGGTACAAATAAT